TAATTTCTCCGTTGCCTATAATAGCACCAGATCCTTTCGATTTTAAGTCGGGATCTCTTGTTTCTAAATCTATTGCTATAAGTTTATATCCACTTAAATCAGGGAAATTGTCGGGAGCAATCCATTCTGTTTGAGCTTCAAACATTTAGTTATGCGGACATCTTTCACGCTTCCACTTCCTATAACCTTCTACCCACGATTCCTTTTTTTCTTTCTTTTCTTCGTAATCTCTTTCAATAATCATATCGATCATATGTTTAGCTTTTTCTAAATCTTGCTTTCCTCCTTTATCTTGATGACGTACTATATATTTAATAACACAACCTTCAGGATATAGCAATTTGTTCTCGGTTACAAATTTGCTTGGCTGCAATTTATATTTTGAATAATGATTTCCACCAACCTGTCTTTTCCAAACACTCATATTCGATAACCATATTCGCCTGACTGATTAACAATGTATAAGTTTTCGAATGTTCGTGTGATTCCCACAAAAAATAATCGATGTTCTGGACTTGGATCTTTTTGATAAGCGTTAAAACTATTATAATCAATGTCCAACATTAGCACTGTATTTTGTCGCTCGTCGCCTTTTGCACCATGAATCGTTGACAATTTTATTCTAGGTTTAGCTTCTGGAGATATATCTTCACCATTTTTTTCCATGGCTATTATAAAATTTCTTTTTTTATCATTAATTTTATCTAGCGCTTGTTCCCAGCTACCCGCTGCTAGCAGACCGTGCTCGTTTCTTAAATCTTCTATATTCACCAGATCTTCTATGACATTTTTCAAAGAGACACCGCTACCAAAATTTCGTTTTAAATTTCCACTTTTAACGGTCATAAAAGTATACATTTTCTGTGCTAATTTAGCGGGCACTAGTTGTCCTTTGTTTAAATTTCTCCAAGTACTGATGGCCTGTAGTAAGTCTATGTTAACTAAATTATTTCCTTTTTTACTCCCGTAGTAGTAACCTTTATCTTCAAAAAAATCTTTTAGTGGCTCTAACATTTTATTAGTCCTGGTCATAAGCATCCATTTGCCTTTGCTATAATCAATTTGCTCAAAATTGGATACCCAGTTTACGGTTCCTTCAAAGTCTCTTGGCTTCCATTGTTTAGGAACTCTTTCGTTTAAAGGTATTTTATCTAAAATTTGTTTTGCTAATTTTAACACTTGTCTTGGAACTCGTCTTGATTTTACTAAGGATTCATCAATTGTTGTATTTTCATCTTTATGAAGCCTTATGAAGTGTGTTGGATTGGCACCTTGAAAACCCATAATGGCTTGATCATCGTCTCCTGCAATATAAGATCGTTTAGTATTGGATTCAATATAATGAAACATTTCCCACTGAAGGTTATTTAAATCTTGAGCTTCATCTAAAAACACGGCGTCAAATTGTGGACATTTTTTATTTTTAATAAATAAGGAAATCATATCAATGAATTCAAACATTCCTGTTTGTTTTTTAAACTTAGTTAAACATCGATCCAAATATTCTAAATTTGAATAACTAATATCCTGTAAGTGTTCTTGTAAACCGTATTGATTTTCCAAAGATATCTTTCTGCATTTAGCCAAATTGATAAGCTTAATATAATCATTGCCATAGATCATATTCCCATCTTCCGTGGCATAAGTTTCAAAATTTAAATTTGCAGCTACTCCGCCGACGTAAGTTTTAAAAGCGTCCCATTTCTTTCCTTTTAAAAGTTGGGTTTTGGTGTCGATGCCGCATTCTCTTGTTCCTAGAGCATGCAAAGTACAAAAATATTTTAAATCTTCGTCGTAATCAACTTTGCTGAACAGCTTTGTGGCTCGCCCTACCGAAATGTTAGTGGCATTTTTGCTGAATGTAAAAAAACCAACTTTTTTCAATGGTGTGTTATATTTTTCGACTTCGTCTTTTAAATATGTATTCACGAGTCTATAAGTTTTTCCTGTTCCAGGAGGTCCTGGTATAATTGTTCTTTCTATCATTTTACAAATGGTGGCCTTTCTATTGGTGGTGGTTCATCCTTTCCTTTTTCTGCAGTAAATGCATTGATGGACACTACCTTAACAGTTTTTCCTGCAATATTCAAACTGTCATCTATTTTTGCATCAAAGAGTTCTTCAATTTTGTGTAATGTTTTATTTCTTTCCATTGTCCAGGATCTTGTATTTTGTAAGTATTTCCAAAAGTCTTTAAATTTAAAATAGGATTTACCTTCATCAGTCCAAGACACTCCTCTATTAATATCTGTTTTCTGTTTCCCCGCTGCTCGATCCGTTGTGAAATTTTCTAGATGCTCTTCAAGTTGTTTTTTAAATGTTAAACTTTCTGGAGCTTTTATTTCTTCAATACCTTTCATTAGATTACTAATTACTTTGCCCCATATCGGTTTAGAAACATTAGGTAGTTTAATTCTCATTTGCTCCATGCATGCTTCATCAAATAAGTCGAAATTTCTTAGTGTTTTAGTATCTACTTCTACGGTTTTGCCTCCAACATTAACAAACCAAATAGGTGGATCGGATGTAAAAATTCTTAAATGAGAAATATCCGGCATTAAGGAGCCATTTCCAATTCCAAATTTTCTTGTCTGACATGTCAAAGAATCGCAATAACTACAGATCGGTTGATCTTTGCATTTGTACTGATAATCTTTTTTATTAAGCGATGAGATTGTTGTCATTACTTGTTGAGGACTTAAAGGTGGCTTCATAAATCTTGTATTGTAAGTTCCTAAATCTGTTTGCCATGTATCTGGATTCGCTTTTTTGAGATAAACTCCAATATTATAGAGTCCATTATTTCTTGTTCCTTCAGGAAAGCCTTCCTTGCATAGTGTTTGTAAGCAAGGAGGACCATCCTTGATGTTTTGTTCTTTTTCGCTTTCTATCTTTAATCTTTCGAACTTATCTTTCGTTAATCGGTATTTAATATACAGTTCTATGAATTCTTTTAAATTTGCAGCTTCACCATTATCTTTAAAAGCATATCGTGTTGTTTTATCTCCCCCATGATAAGGTAGATTTAAAAAGCTACCTGTATCTCCTCTCTCTATTAATATATATTCTTGTTTCGGAAATATTTCACATTCAGAATAGCCTAACGCTGCAGCCATGATTTTAAGTTTTGCTCGCATTATAGCAGCTGGAATCCAGTCAGCTACAAATAAAAAGACATGAGCTCCTCCTGATTTTGATCTACAAACGACTAAGGGTAAATTTTTTTGTCTTATTTTTTTAATGAATTTTTTGTGATTGAAATCGTACTGATCTATATCAATACATCCCCATCGACACAGATTTTTCTCGTTAATTGGAATGATACCTAAGGCAGGTTCCTTTCCCTCTAAATGGTTTTTCCAAAGTTCTTCTGTTACAGATTTTTTGACTGTAAAAGGTCTCCCTTTTTGTTTTCCATTCGCAGAGTGAATAGTACTTGGAATGTATTGGCCGTAGGCACTATTTAAACCTTCAAATATATCTTTAAATGCTTTCATCATAATTTTTGTATGGGCGAGTTAAGTCTCCCGCTCTCGCCCACCTTTCCATCCGGTGTGGAAACTTATGATGTTTTACCGTTTAACTGATCTGCTCTACGGCAATTTTCATAAAATGATTTTGCCCTCTTGTAGAGATTGACATCAGTAACTTCCGATATCTTTTGTATATTGTATCCATACCATTCGTTTCCTTTTCCAGTATTTTTTACTGAGGATAACTTATAGATATGGCTAAAAGGTGGCGGTGTATAAGGGCCATCTTTTCCATTTTTAGTGATGCTCATCATCATTGAATTCCATTTTCTGGAAATCTTTGCTTGTGTTGAAGACATTGATATCAAAGCTGTTTCAGCAGATTTGCCATCAGATATGATGACAAAATGTTGAGCAGTCTTTTGAATATAATTACCGTTTGGTAATCTGTCTTTATTCATAGCATCTTTTGTAGTTTTAGAAAGAATATCACTATTACCAGGAAATATATTTTCCGGTCTTCCTGATCCTGTGCCAAAATCGGCCCATTCTTGATACTCTAATCTATAGTGACAAGGAATAACATGTATTCCTTTTTCTCCATCGTACAGTTGTCTTGTCACTGTGTTGAAAAACATACCAGGGTCAGCACCTTCAACATAATTAGCATGTTTTCTTTGTGCTTCTGCTGATCCGTTTTGTAGAAGTTTCAAAATTGGTAGAGCAACACTTTCTTGATCTACGTTTTCGAAACCTTTCTTAGCGTCCGCTTCAAACAGAGCGTCTGATGGCAGACCTGCTTCCTGTCTTTTAGCTACTTGCTTCTCGTTTCTAGTTTCCATTTTCTAGTTTCTCCTATTTATTTTTGTTTGGTTACCTACAAACGGGTTAAAGAGGTCCGCGGGCATGTCCTGTCCAGATTCAGTCCGCTCGCGAACCACCGCTTTAAGGGTCTGAGCATGAACGCCTATTTTCTGGACGGGTTCATATCCCTGACCTTTTGCAAGGGTAGCATAAGCCATTGCCTTGTTATCTTCGCCACGACCAAAGGTAACAGTGACATCGTTTTTAATGATGTCCCCTAAGCCGTTTTCTCGAAGCCAGTTAAACGCCGCTTCCTGCTTGCTAGCAGGGATATGGGCGCCATAAAATGGTTTTACTTCTATTGAAGCTCCATCTTTTAATTTTAGTTTTGTGACATTCATTTCTTGCATCATTTTAGGAATGTCAAAATTAGAAAGTTGTTTGGCTTTCTCTTTTAAATCTTTTGTATGATTTTCTGATGCTGCAACTTGATCTTCTAAGTTTCTTAATTCAATAACTTTATCAGACAATTTTTTTGTTTGATCTATTTGTGTTACTGAGTCTACTCTATCTTCTTCAAAGTTAATGTTATTCATC